GGTTACAACAAAAGCGTTCCGACCACCAAATTCAACAACTGCCGAAGTAGGAAGTTCAGTAACATCGTTTGTATCACCGGCACATACACTGTATTCACCATCGAAAGTAGACAAGACATCTCTTGGGGGATTCGGGAACTTGTTGCTCATTTCCACAAAGTCGGCTTTAAGCTGTTGCAAATATCTTACCTGTGGCAGAATGTCCGTACCAACCCCCCTGCCATGTACCTCGCCGGTAGTCTTCGCCCATCGTGGGGCGTGATATGGAAACTCCGGGAAGCCGCCTTCATCTACTATGATTTTATCCTTGATTGCCACAAAGACAGACTCAAAAGGCATACTCATAAAGTCGATCAGTCTTACATTTCTTTCCTCTCGTGGTTGAACTATGTGTATGAACCAGAATATATCGTTCTTTTTCTTGTCATCGGCATAAGCCTCCGAAACGGACTTGCCGACTTTATTACCCCATTCTTGTACGGCCTGCCTCGCAGTGTAAGAGTATTTGAGAATCATCGTATCAACCTGACCCTTGCTGTTCTCAAGCATTGTGTATCGGCCTACATCATAGTCCCTGAAGTTAAGTCCCCCTGTTTTTAGAGACCATTCGGAAAATATATTGCCTGTACCGAAAACCACAAGAGACCTCAGGGTTTCGCCCATCTGGAGCATGAAATTAGAAGCGAACAAAGACCGGTGAAGTTTGTCCGTTCCTCTATCCAGATAACTCTTGTACTCCTCAGTCACGCCGCCCGGATTGTCCGCCGATACGTTTAGTTTGAAAAAGTATTCACCAGCGGGTATCAATGCAGAGAGCATACCATCGGCCATTGTCTTTGAATCTTCAAGGGCAGTGATGTCGTAAATGGTCTCCGTTCTTGGCGTGCCAGGCGCATAGGTAGTGGTAATGGCACTATCTCGCGGGAACATCAACTCGGCGGTGGACTGGCACATACTCCGATAGCCGGAGCTCTTGCTTTCCTCCCGCTCCTGCAATTTTATGATTTGTTCGGCTCTTTCACTCATTCTTGAACTCCCCGCAGGATTTATCTTTAAGTGTTACCGGCCAGGATGTCATATCTATTCTCTCCAACATCATCTTTTGCGCTCCGCCGATAATTCCGGCCTGTCCCTTTGGCAACAATAGACTATTAGAACTTGGAGGAAAACGGCTGCAAACGCCATTATCATCTGTTAGTTTTTCCCAATAATCACAATTTTCACATATTTCCTTTATCATAATTACCCCAGAAGCGTTCTCTTTGAAGTTGTAGGCACAAGTTCGCCTGTCACTATCGTCTGTCTCCTGCCCTTGCGCCTTCGCGTCCTTCTTACCTCGGTCTCGCCAGCCTCGGTCATAAACTCGGTCTCCGGTATCGGAAGCGGGTCAGGCGGCGGTATCGGTTTGGGTTCAGGCTCAAACATCCATTCCTTCGGATGCTCGGCAAGTTTCTTCGGATGCCTGAAAAACTCTCTTGGGTCTCTTGCCGGTGGTAATCCACCCATTATTTAACTCCTATCAATTTTCCGTTCTTGTCACGAGGCCATAGATTCAACATCTTCTCACCAAAAATCCTAACGAAGGTCGCATCGTATTTCTTCTTATCTACGGGTCGGTAAGTATCGCCCTTGCCGTTTTTAGACTCTTGCATAATCGTTCTTGGCCTTTTTGTGTTTCTTGTGGTATTTGTTGGCTATGGATATTTTGCCGCCCACAGCGGCCAGGTAGAAATAGTTCAGGGCGTTGCGGAAATGCTCGTCGCCCAGTTTCTTGTACCTGTAAACGCTCAACTTAGTCTTCTTGTCGGTCTCCAGGACTTTTGCAGTAGCACATACCTGCTTGGCAAACTCCTTAATATCAGGGCATATCCTCGGTATGGTCAAATAGCCCGGTTCCACCACCATCCGGTGAGTAGCATCAAAAATCTCCGTCCTTGCAACGCTGACTATCCCCGTGTTCTGATTATAGAGAGTACCCTGCGGCATATTCTCCTTGTACTCGCAAAGGAATATCCTGTATCCCTCCGCCGCCTGGAACTGGCGGGCTGCGTCCTCATAAGGTCTTATATCTATAACGGCACTTTTGACATTGAACTTCCTGGCCATTTCGTGAATATCACCCCACGAAGACAGCTGGGCCGTCTTGAATATCTGATACTGCTCCTTGTTGGATCGAGCGCCGATTATGATGTGCTTTATCTTGCCCACGTCCACGCCCATTGCGCACGGACCCTTGTGGCCGGACAGTGCTATGTCGCTGCCGCAACAGGCAAAAACGTCCGACTGGCGGAGCCTGTCCTCAGCGGCGATGTAGGGCAGTCCCAAATCGAGTCTGTAGACATCGCCCAAGTTCCCCCTCGGCGGGTTGATGGACTTCTCCAATATGTCGGCGGGATCGTGGAAGATAGAGGTCAGTTTCGACCATCGCCTGCCCACAACTTTCTTGTCGGGATATGCGGCCACCCATTCGCCGGGCGATATTCCTATTTGCTTACCACACTTATTGCAACCGATATAACCCGTACCATCGTTTCTTATCTTCACACATTCGGGGAAAGACAGTTCGGCACAAGTCCACTCGCCGCACTCGCACTTGCGATGCCAATGCCGCTGGTCGGAATCCTGAAACTTGGCGTCAATACCGAAATCTGGTATTGTCGGGTTCGAGAGGAAGTGCTTCTCCTGTACCAGGGAATGACCCATACGCCCCTCAGCCTTCATCTCGACATCATCTTCCATCAAGTCGTATTCATCGAATACAACGCAATCAACGGGGATGGAACGCAGCTTGGTGGACTCCTTGTGTTCGCCCTCAACGGCCTGGGAGAGCCTTGCCCCGCGAAGGTACAGGAAGGCATCGTTTATCTTCTTCAGAGCGGCAGTGTCGGTGTCCTGGACGTACCGGCCTATCGAAAGGGGATTGGCCTGAATAAGGGGCTTGAAACGGGACTTGCTGAAATCGTTCACATCGTCGTTGGTCGGGAACAGGTAAAGGACACCGCTTCGATAGAGTCGGTGAATCATTCCGTGAAGGCTCTTGAATACGTAAATCTCAGTAAATCCGCCCTGTGTGGCCTTCATATCCACCGTTACTTTATGCCTTACGCCAAGAATGTCCTCCTGATACTCGTGATTTTCAAACGAGAAAATCCCGCTCTGGAGCCTTATATCGTTCATAATCGCCCAGTACCCGGCGTTAATCTCCATCGCAGCCTTGACTTTTTGTTCCTGTGTCAGTTCCATAATAAGTGCAACAAAAAACGGCAGCCAAGTTGTCAGGCACCTGACTGCCGTATTCGTTGCTTGTAACCCACTTTTAGGAGGAAAGTGTTTAGTTAATCCTTTTCAATAAGTTCATAATCTTCGCCATACCCCGAAATATCTTCTCGGCGCTTGAACCAACTATGGCCTTGTGTTCAACAATCACATCGTCAGACTTCAATATCTCATCTATGGCCGCGTGATAGTCGTCGTTGGCCTTTTTTAAGTCCTTAATCAAAGCCGGTAGTGGTTTAGCCATTTATCACCTCCAATGCGATTTCTTTGTCGCCCCGCATAAAAGGCAATAAACAGTCCTTGGGGTGTTCTAAATTATATCTTTGTGCAAACGCATTATAAGTTTCATCATCTCTCTCCCAACCCAAAAAATCTGCAACACAATGATTGCATATCCATGCAATCTCCTTGTCTGTATCTGGCTCCATTTCAAAACTACCCGTTTCGTCATATGGCCGTTGTTTTTTACACCAATAACATTCTTTTGTTGGTTTAGCCACTTTTTGCCTCCCCGAGAATAGGAGAACCGCTCTTTTTTGGGCCAAGCTCCTGAACTGGGGCGGGAACTTCAGGTTCGGGCTTTTTCCTCATTGCCTCAATCGTGCCCAACTGCCTGTCCACCTTGATATTGTCCAAAACACCCACTATCTCACAGTGGAGTAGTTTGTGCTTGTAGAACTCGCACAACTTCTGTACGCCTGCCTCAAAGTCTGCTATGTCCTGTACGCTCATAATCTTATCCTTGCCTGTTCATTAGTAAATTATTCCCCTTAAAGCCAATTTACACATCCTCATACAAAACCTGCGCTGCCTTACAGCATTCTTCATTGAAATAAGCACTCCGTGATAATATAACCGATGGCCGGAAGGCAAGGATTTGAGCTTGCATATATGCCTGTACGCAATAGATATGCCATTAACTGCAATACTAATGACTTCAGCCTTAATATCATCGTTTAATTTTATTGGATTGTTACGACGGTTCATTAACTATTGCTCCGTTCCAATATACACGCTTGCGAGAAACCTCACGAACAAATTTACCGTCTATGTATAAATCTCTGATAATAAGAGTATATGGTCCTGGAGTGGGACTGTGCCGACCGACAACCGAGACAGGGCCAACATCACCTATTCTTTCTCTTAATTCTTCCATAAATCCTACCTGCGAATTAACTCGTCTAAAGTAAAATTGGTACGATTAACTATGTATAACTTCCTGTCCAAAGATACCCGCCTGTTCCACTTCCGCACCGCCTGAGACTTAGAAGTAGATACCGACTTGGAAACCTTGCCCTTAATATAGTATTTGCCGTGATAAAGAGCCTTAGGCCCGCGTATCAGACAGTTCAAACACATAATGAAATGATGAGATACCGGACAAGTACTATACATTATCTGTAA